TTCATTTGATTTTGTTTATCAGGATTATTGTTTAGATAACTCTGAAAACCAGACATGTCTCCTGTATAACCCAGTGAATTGGCTATACGTTTCATGGCATCTGGCTTAAAACCACCAAACGTAGGATTTTTAAACTGATTGTTATACATGTGTAATATCCTTATGGTTTAGTGGGCCAATCATCGTCATTTAAATGCGGCCAATTGGCATGTGCAGTAATGTCACGTAGAGCCTGACGATAAGCTGTTTGTTCTGATGTCATAGTCAAGTCAGACGATGCCCACCAATCTGTTTCAGCAATTAAACGATCACGTGTACTGCGATTACGTTCTGCTGCATTGTTATCTAGTTTAGTTTGATAAGCAGCCTCTTGTTCAGCTTTAGTCCCTAGCTCTGCATCGTCACTAAACATGTCAACAATCTGCCATGCTTCAACCCAATTGTTATTAGCATCTTGTATTACACCATTACGGCGTACTGTTTGGTATGCACCAATACCTTCTGTAGGTTGAGGTGCAGGTAGCACAGGGTCTACATTAAGTGCATCATACACATTGTTATTCCATACTTTTGGCATGGACATATTAGAGTTCTCTTTTCGCAACTGTCCTTGTGATTTAATTTCACCAGTTGTGCGATCACGATATTCAGTCATTAGTTGATTCTCCTTTTTGACCTTGGGTTATCATGCTGCAATTGCATAAAAAATAAAGTCTCGACCATTAACACAAAGACTAGCATTGTTAGTTCCTACTGTAAAACCAGAACTATGTGGATCAATCCAATCGTTAAATGTATTTTCGGCATTTACGGTATTAAGCTCAAGAAAACTATCGTTGCCAGATACTATGCCTCTTTTTGTGTCAAATATATACCAACTTCCATTGCCAGTTTGTTCTGTATTTTTAATTAAGACAAATTTAGCACCGTTAGTAAATCCACAATCTACGGTTAATTCACTTCCATTTCCTGTATATCCACCTACTTTAGATACACCTGGAATTGTAGCAAATAAATATGCTATATGTTTATCTCCATTTCCATTTACTAAAGCCCAATTACCTAATGTAAATTGTGTGTCAGTAGGATCAGTATCGTTCCAAGCATTACCATTATTATCTCGTATATCATTAGTATTAAGGTGCAAATACATTTGATTAGCAGTACCACTTGGTACTATGTCTTTATGATATACCACCCAATTATATGAAGAATTGTCTCTATTTTTAACCCATATCATTTCAGGTGTAACACCAAGGTTATGACTTACAGTATGTCCTGCTGTTGCATTTCCGTTATATGGAACAACATCAAAGAAACTAGGTGCTCTACGCCACATCCAAGATTGATAGGATGTATTAGTTCCATCATCAGCCCAACCATTCATGTAATCCATGCTTCCTAGTAAGTAAGCAGTTGCATCGTCTTTCTCCAAGTTACCACTACTTGTTTCTAAGTAGTTTTCATTTGAATTAACTCTCTGCCGTAAACGATCTACAAGATGAAAAGCTGTACCTGCACCAATATGTCTGTGAAATGCCATATCTACAGGAAAGTTATTAGAGTTATATGTTGGTGCCGTACCATCTAGGCTACTCGTCCAAAATACAGTATTAGCACTTGTTGGCGTTGCCATTGGGCCACGGCGTATGGCTATGTAGATGTATTTATTATAGTTAGCAAGACCACTGTTTATTACATTAGCATTATCTGTAATTTTAAATCCTGTTGAGGTAGCTGCAACATAGGCCGCACCACTATATTCCTCCAAACTTTGATTAGCAGATAATTCTGTATCATTAACACCCTGTGCTGTAAATCCTCTCATGTTATCATACATATACCAGTTAGCAGTTCTCTGTGAAGCTTTAATAATAACAAATTGAGGTTCAAATCCAAGATCAATTTCAGGTCCATCATCTAAACCATTACCCTGATAAGAACCACACTTGATAATATCTTGATCGCCTGTAGGACCGAAGACACCGTCACCATCATTGTGAGCAAATAAATATGCTACATATGTGCCACCATTTGCGTTAACTGGTGTATTATTTGCAATTGTAAACACACTATCAGTAGGTGCTGTATCATTCCAGTATGTATTATCCTCAACATCATCCATAGTATTTAAAAACAGAGCATAATCTTCTGCCTCTATTGAGCCATGAGCAGTAGCTCTGTGATAAACAATCCAATTACTAGTAGTATCAGTTCTTTTAACCATAATACAACCTGGAACAGCACCCAGATTATGACTAATGTTCTGTGTGCCGCCATTCCCAGTATAAGTCACCACATCAAAAAACTTTTTTTCTTTACGAAATGTCCAAGCAATATATTCTTGTCCATTACGACCTGTCGGATAAGATGTACCAACAGTAAATCCATTTGAATTAAAAGCAGTTAAACCTGTACTATTAGTGCCATTGCCATCTATTTGGTTACTTCCTATTCTTGTTGTTGTACCTCGTTCTGTGTCATAAAGTTCGTGATTGTAACCACTACCTCTGTTTTTAATCCAAACTAAACCGCCTTCATTAGAAAGATCAATATTATTAACTACGTTTTGTGCACTACCTGCACCTTTGTAAACATGAGCACTAAATACTTCCTCAATATTTAATCCACTTGCACCTGATGCTGCAGTCATCATTAATTTTTTAATGTTGCTCATTTATATTATCCTAAAGCTTTTCCTGCTCTAAAGCCATACCAAGTAGTACCACCATCATGTGTATAGAATACAAACTGATCTACTGCACCCGATCCAGATGTAAGTATAGGTGCTGTTGATTCAGGCCAATCTCCTGAAGTAGGCCATGAAATAGTATAATCACTTAAACCTTGTATAACTTTTAATGAAAAACCATATGCAGTACCACTTGTAGGTGGATTACTCCAAGTAAATGTGGTAACATTTTCACTTAGTGTTAGTGCAAATACGTTACCTGCTTCACAGTCAATAGTAGCTGTACCACTTGACGAAGTAATAGCTGCATAGGTTTCATTGTATGAGTCTACCACAAGTTCACCAGTAATGTCAACATTACCTGTATATGTAGGAGTCATTTTTGCATCTAGCTGAGTTTGAATTGCAGACGTTACACCATCTACATAGTTAATCTGAGTTGCAGTAGCAGTAATAGGCGTACCACCTATCTGTAAAGCTGTTGATGCATTTATTGTAGGTGCTGCTAACGTACCCGTAAATGTAGGATCAGCTAAAGGTGCTTTAGCATTTAGTGCAGTCTGCAGTCCATCTACATCTCCAATAATATGACTGTGACTATCATCTACAACGGTAGCAGTAAGAGTTACATTAGACGACCCATCAAAATCAACTGAACCCGTTACATCTCCACTTAAACTAATAGTACGTGCTGTAGTAAGAGCATTTGCAGTAGAAGACGAGCCAGTAACTGTAGCATTAATAGTACCATTTACAGTAAGATCACCTGTAACCGTACCATTGCCTGATACACTTAAAGTTCCTATATCGGCAGTGTCAATATAAGCAGTGCCATCAATGTACGCATTTCGCCATTCTGAATCACTAGCACCTAAATCATAAATATCATCTGCAGAAGGAATAAGACTAGAAGCAATGTCAGCAGTAACTGTTACAGTATCTGTAGCTGCATTACCAAGTGTGGTATTACCATTTATCGTTAAATTACCTGTAATAGTACCATCACCTGATACAGACAGTGCACCAATAGCTGCAGTATCAATGTTAGCTGTACCATCAATGTACAAATCTCTCCACTCACTACCTGTGGCACCTAAGTCATATGTGTCATCTGCAGAAGGTAAAATATGAGAGGCTACATCAGCAGTAAGGGTAATAGTATCTGTAATAGCATCTCCGAATGTAAGGTTACCAGAGATAGTAGCATCGCCACTAACAGTTAAATTACCTGTAATAGTTGTATTACCTGCAGCTAGTGTGCTTTGTAGTGTGGTAGCACCCTCGACGTTTATGGTGCCATCTATGTCGGCATTACCTTCAAGATAAAAGTCTTTGTATCTAAGTGCTGTTGTGCCAAGGTCTATTACATTAGTTGTTTTAGGACGAAGCACCGCATTTGTAGCAACAATGTCTTGTGCAGGACCAATAACGGAAACTGGCCCACCTTCCCCTGTAGTGCCGTCATGAGTGTGGCCTGTACTACCATTGAATGCGTCATCAAGAGTATTAAACTCTGCATTTAAATCATCAGCATCAATAACATTGCCGTTAGCAATGCTACCATTTGTATCTTGTTTTGTGTACTCATGACCCATAGAATTTCCTTACTTTCTATTGTTTTCAGCAAATTCAAAAACTGCTGTATCTAACAAAAATGCTGAATTAGTGCTGTTGTCTTGTATTCGTAATGCTACAGTGTTTCCTGAACCTATTATGTTTTTATTAAACGATTGTGTACGAGGTGACCCGTATACTGTTGTTCCATAAATAGCATTTACGTTTCCATAAAAACCGCCGCCACCTGCACTTGATATAATATTTATAGTGGCGGGTTGTATTTTATCTGGTGAATTTTGATTATACCTAATATTACAATCAATGTTTATTGCACCGAAAGGTTTAATATATAAGTCTAGTTTATAAAACGTTTTACGTTTTTGTGGATCAGTAACTGGCATAAACGGAGACTCATACACAGACTCAATAGTTTCTCCATTACGAGATGTACCAATTTCCATGCGATAAATGTAGCCATCACTGTTAGAAAATAATACAAACTCTTCATCATCTATATACTGAGAATCTGCTATGTATACTTTAAATCCTTTTGTTTCAGCCCACTGAAAACCTGTACCACCTTGGTCAATAAACTTAGTACCTAATACACCCCTAGATGTTTTTACTCTTTCTGCGCCAACGTACCCAAACAAACGATACTGAGCTTTACCTCGTATAACCGTACTAGAAAAACTACTTGCATAATTTTGTAGTTCGTTTACTGTAGGACGAATATTTTTAGATGCAACATCAATACCAAAGTCACCAATACGTTCTGTTGAGCTTAGTGTACGTAGCCCATCTGGACCAAGAAACATAATATCAGAACCAACTTCTTGTATAGAGTCTGCACTCAAACAACCAAGGTCTTCTGTAATTGCACTTACATCAAAATCAGCACGGCTTGAACCTGTTAGTCTCATAATTTTATCACGACAAAATATAATTAAAGAATCACGATAAACTTTAAGTCCTGTTATTTCAGAGTTAAGACCGATGCTACCTGCTAAGTTTGCAGGATCAAAGTCTGTGTCTGAATAAGGTGAAGTAAATATTAACTCTGTGCCGTTACCAAAAAACAGTGTAGTTTTAAATAGCTCTACTATGCTTGCACCTTCAACTGAACTATTACCTACACCACTGCTAGTTAAATAGGTCATAGATTGTGTACTATCATTATAGTATGCAGGATAATTTACACCGTCTACGAATACAAGTTTTAATGTATTATTAAAATTATAACTTACGTGTCTT